GTCAGGTTCAGCTCTCATCGGCTGATTAGTCAGCTTTCTTCTTCTTGAAGATAGCCGATCAATCAATCGAGTCGGTTACTCCGCCGGCAGAGCCCATCTCTACAACGTTGATCAATTTCTTGATCTCTTGTTGGCGAGATAGGTCCAGGACAGGCCTATCGGCCTGGTCTGGCTGTTCGACGTGTGCAACGCACAAGTCGAACACTCTTGAGAGGAACTTCATTTCCTTTAGGCGTATAGCCTTGTAATCAGGTTGTAAAACCTGAGGATCAAAGCTTTTTGCCTTAGGAATTGGTTCGGTCAGATAAGACTCTAGGTCTTCCTGGAAGGAATCCAGAAGAGACCAAGTCTGATCTACTAACTCTCGTAAGAGTCCTAAGACTCTTTGAGTCGGTAGAAATTCTGACTCTCCCGAAGATATGCCGGGGACTCCCTGAATTTGCGAGTCTTGGAATGTTAACCATTCCGTGACCAGCTTATTCTGCTCGTCATAAACCTTACTAAGGTCTTCGACCTTAGCATCTCGGTAAATCTTTTTTACAAGATCTATAGAAATCGAAGGTCACCTTCAATCCTCGCGGATTGGAGCGCCTTCTCATCTACACCTAGCTATAGGTGCCGTTAAGGCAATGACAACTGACTTTCTTTTTCCTTCGTGAGTTGGAAGAAGTTTAGTCAGGAGCATATCACGGATACTTCCTGGGACACCCCTTGTGTGAAGTCACTCATTCAACTGAATGAGTACCCTGTGGTCATTCCTTGACCTTAGGAGCAACTTCACTGGTAGAGGTGTGATCTCTTGAGTGCTATCCCAAATCCTTTTACAAAATTCAAGACAGTTTCCTGTCAAAGATTTTGATTTGGAAATGGGAACTCCTAGTTGATCAAGTATCTCTCGATACTTCTCGGCTAGTCGATCATCCGCTATAACTATATCGTCTCCGACGATACAGTATTTTGGATCTCGAATCCCGAGAGTCTTAGCGCAGTACCTCACCACTAAGTGATGAGAGAAAGCGAAGACTGGTCAGGATGAGTAAGCACCCATTGGTTGACCAACGGAATATCTCACCTTCTTTTTACGGAAGATGAAATCTCTATTGGTCATGAGATCATATCACAGCTCTGAGAATCGTATACCGATAAGTTTTGCAACTACCTTCTTTTGAAGGATAGCTGGAAACCTATCGGTGGCCGAGCTAAGATCTATAGAGTGGAAGGAATGGATACCCTCCGCTTTTCGATCTTGAACTCAGTCCTTGATTTTCTCTTGATTTCAAGTGAAATCTTGAGGCAGTCAAGAT